AGATCGAGGTGTACCTGTGAGATGGCTCCTCGTCCACCCGGGCCCGCACTTCTCGGTGGCGGACCTGTACATCGGCTGGCAGGAGGCACTCAGGTCGGCCGGCGAAAAGGTACTCGCCTATCCGCTGGGGGATGCGCTCACCTTCTACGACAGCGCGCTCCTGCCCGCCGGCCCGGGCCGGTTCCGCAAGGCGCTGACCGCCGAGCAGGCCGTCGAGTTGGCGACCGACCGGCTCGCGGCCGCGCTGTACAAGGCCCGTCCGGATGTGCTGTTCATCGTGTCGGGCTTCTTCATCGACGGCGCGCTGCTTGCGCAGGCCCGACGCGACGGCACGACCGTCATCACCCTGCACACCGAGGAACCGTACGAGCACGAGCGCGAGCTGGCCCTCGCCGCGCATGCCGACCTGGCGCTGCTCACCGACCCGGTCAACATCGACGAGTTCCGCGCGGTCACGAAGGCTGAGCACTTCGGGCACGCCTACCGGCCCGCCGTCCACCACTCCGGCCCGGTCGATCCGGTGCTCGCCTGCGACTTCGCGTTCGTCGGCACCGCCTACCCGTCCAGGATCCGCTTCCTCGAGGCGATGGACCTGGAGGGAGTCGACGTGATCCTCGGCGGCAACTGGACCGGACTGGCCACCGACTCACCGCTGCGCCGGCACATGGCCACCGTCGACTGCCTCGACAACGACACCACCGCCGAGCTGTACCGCTCGGCGAAGGTGGGGCTGAACCTGTACCGGCGTGAGGGTGAGCAGGTCGACGGCTGGGCGGTCGGCCCCCGCGAGATCGAGATGGCCGCGTGCGCGATGCCATTCCTGCGCGACCCGCGCCCCGAGGGCGACGAACTGTTCCCGTTCCTGCCGACCTTCACCGACCCCGGCGAGGCTTCGGCCGCGCTGCGGTGGTGGCTGAACCACGACGACGAGCGCCAGGCGCTCGCCAGCAAGGCCCGCGAGGCGATCGCCGACCGGACGTTCGACAACCACGCCGCGCGGCTGCTGCGGCTGCTCGAAAGGAAGTAGTCCCCGTGGCTCGTCGGCATGGCAGAAATTCACGCGTGTACATGGGCATCGCGAGTGGTGGCACCGCGGAGCCGATCGCGTTCGTCAAGTCCTTCTCGTTCAACGCCGCTACCGACAAGACGGACGTGACCGCGTTCGGCGACGGGAACAAGGTCTATGTGGCCGGCCTGCCCGACTCGGGCGGCTCGTTCGCGTTCTGGTACGACGACGCGACCGCGCAGACCTATACTGCCGCCGTCGACGGCATCGCCCGCAAGATGTACCTGTACCCGGACATCGTCAACGTCCCCGGCCAGTACTGGTTCGGTACCGTCCTGCCGGACTTCGCGATCACCTCGGCGGTCGACGCGGCCATCGACGGCACCTGCAACTGGGCCGCGGCCTCGACCATCCCGAAGGTCGGCTAGGCCTCGGTGCTCACCCTGACCGTCCTCGGCGACAAGGACCTCAGGTCCACCGCCGAGGCGCTCAGGCGCGGCAAGGGCACTTTGCGGCGAGAGCTGACCAAGGCGTTCAAAGACGCCGGCGCCGACACCCTGAAGCGGGTGAAGCGCAACGCGGAGACGATGCGGATCCGCGGCCGCCGCAAGGGTGGCCGGCGGTTCACCGAGCATCGGCCGGGAACGAACATCCGGCACCGCATCGCGAACGTGACGGAGCTCGAGGTGTCCACCGGCGGCGGCGATCCTCGGGTGAGGTTCGTCGTGCGCACGGACCGGCTCGGCGACGCCCGGAACCTGCCGTTCCACCTCGACTCCGGGCGCACGTTCCGGCACCCGATCATGGGCAACCGCTCGGCGTGGGCCGGCCAGTCCGGGCAGCCCTGGTTCTACGACGAGATCAAGAAGGACCTCGACACATTCCGGCGCGAGTGCCAGGACGCGATCGACCGAACCATCCAACAGATCGAGAGGGACTGAATGGGCCGCATCAAGCTGGCCGACGAAGACCGGGAACGCTACGGCGCTCCCGAGTGGCTGCCGTTCCAGTACGGCCGGTGGGGCCTGAAGGTCGTCGACGCGCTCGAGCAGGAAGTCGGCTGGACCGTAGAGGATCTCGGCAACGCGATGAGCCGCAAATTCCTCGACGACGACGGCCAGCAGGTCGTCGAGGACGGCGTCGAGTTGTTCCGGCCGCGGCCGATGGCGGTCGCCGCGGTCGCCTGGATGGCGCTGCTCAGCAACGGCATCAGGGTGCCGTGGGCGGAGTTCGACATCGCCCGGCCGACGGTCGAATGGGCCGACGACGCGGGAAAAGCACCGGAGGACCAGGACTCAGCGACGAGCAGTACAAGCTCCTGATCCTGCGCTACTTCCCCGGCATGACCCCCGAGTACGTCGAGCACGGCCCGGACGGCAACGGCCTGCCCTGGGACACCTGGTGCTTCGCCTGCGAACTCATCGACACCTTGTACGCGAAGGGGTTGTAGATGGCGCGCGATCTCGAGCTCGGCATCGGCGGCAAGTCGGCCGATGCGGTCCGCGCACTCGAGGCAACCGCGGCCGGCGTCGACAAGCTCAAGCGCAAGGCCGATGATCTCGGTGACGAGTTCCGGCAGGCGTCCCGCGACGCCGCGCAGCTCGAGCGCGAACTGACGAAGCTGGCAGTCGAGTCACGGTTGCTGGCCAAGGAATTCAGCGCCAGCGACGTCGCCGGCCGCGACACGATCAAGAAGAAGATCGACCTCAACCGCACGGCCGCGACCGAGCTGAAGAAGATCCGCGCCGACATCCTCGGCGACACCGAGCGCGACAGCAAGCACGCGACCGCCCTCTGGGGCAAGGCCGCCACCGACCTGAAGAAGATCGCATCGAAGTCGTCGGCGGATCTGTCTGGCCTCGCCGAGCTGTTTCCGGGACTCGCGGCCTCCGCGGCGAAGAACCCGTACGCGCTGACCGCCGGCGTCGCCGCGGCTACGGTTGTCGGCCCACCGGCGGCGGCCCTCGCCGGCGCGACCGTCGGCGGTGCCACGATCGCAGGTGCCGGACTCGGCGCAGTCGGGCTCGGCATCGCCGGGGCGGCCGCCGGATCCGACGACGTGGGCAAGGCGTGGTCGGCGACGATCGCGAAAATCAAGGCGCAGTGGATCGACGCGTCCAAGCCGTTCGTCGGGCCGACCGTTGAAGCCGCGCACACTGTCGCCGCAGCGCTGTCCGACATCCACCTCGACACCACCCTGGAGAAGGCCTCCCACTTCGTCGCGCCGCTCACCGAGGGTGCCGTGGGATTCGCGAAGGGCGTCATCTCCGGCGTCGAGGCTCTGGTCGACTCGGCCGGCCCGGAGATCGACGTCCTGCGCACCGAACTGCCGGCGCTCGGCAAGGACATCGAGCAGAGCTTCAAGCTCATCGCCGGCGGCGCCGAGGGAGGCGCTGAAGGGCTCCGCGACACGATCAACTTCATCGGCATTCTGACCGTCGCGGTCGGCACGCTGGTACGGGCGACCGAGGACATCTGGCACGTCCTGTCCAACGCCCGCGAGACCACGGGCTCGTGGATCCACGAGTTTCACCAGGGACTGTCCGAGATCAACCCGGTCCTCGGGTACACGGTCTCCCTCGCCGACACGGTCGCGAATGCCTTCAACTCCGAGCAGACCGTGTCGTCGCTGCAGAAGATCGCGCCGGCCGCTGACGACGCGACCTTCTCCTTCAACGGCCTGGCGGTCGCCGAGTACAACACCGCCGACGCGGCGAAGCAGCTCAACGACGCCTTCTCCACGATGCTCGGCCAGACCCTCAACCTCGACGAGGCGAACCTGCGCGCCGAGCAGGGCTTCCTCGACCTCGGTAAGACGATCAAGCAGAACAAGGGTGCGCTCGACGAGCACACCGCGGCCGGTATCGCCGACCGGCTCGCCATCGACCAGCAGATCCAGACCCTCGACCGACAGCGGGAGGCGGCGATCGCCGCCGGCAACGGCACCCTCGAGGCAACCCAGAAGGCGAACGCCGCGTTCCTCGCCCAGCTCGAACGGGTCCGGGCGGTCGCCGCGGCGAACGGCGCGAACACGGCCGAGCTCGACAGGATGATCGCCAAGTACCGGGAGCTGGCCAGGATCCCCGCGATCGACAAGACCGTCACGCTGACCACGATCTACAAGACCAAGGGCGACAAGTACGGCAGCGCCTTTACGGTGGGTGCCCCCGTCGGCCACGGCTACGATCGCGCCGACGCGAGGGCATCCGGCGGCCCGGTTATGAAGGATCAGCCCTACCTCGTCGGCGAGCAGGGGCCGGAGTTCTTCGTCCCCGGCGTCTCCGGCACGATCGTGGACGCGGCGACGACCGCGGGCCTCAAGGCCAGCGCCATGCCGTCGCCCGGCGCTCCGACGGCCGGATGGGGAAGCGCCGCGTCCGCCACCGTCGGTGTCCGGCTCACGCTCGCGACCGCAGCCGGCGGCGGCGATGCCTTCGCCACGTGGGTCGCCTCACTGTTCCGGGGCGGGTTCATCCAGCTGCTCGACGGCTCGGGCAACCCGGTCGTGGTGGCGTGAGCGTCCCCTTCCGCCGCGACGTCTTCGGCGCCAACGCCACGCTGCGTGTCGATGTGGCACTGGGCGCGGACGTGTACGCCAACCCGGCCGTCTGGACCTGGACGGACATCACCGCCGACGTGCTGCAGTCGCAGAGCGGCGGGCTGATCAGCATCACGCCGATGGGCCGCTCCGACGAATACTCGACCGCGTCGCCGGCGGGCTGCTCGTTCGCACTGCGCAACTCCAACAGCTCCTTCGGCGCTGGGACGTGGACGGCTTACAATCCGACGTCGCAGTTTTACCCGTACGTCCGGCAGAACACCCCGGTGCGGGTCGTCGTCAACCTCACCGGCGTCGCCGCCGATGATTCGGTCCGGTTCCAGGGCTACGTCTACGGGTGGAAGCCAGGCTGGGACACGTCCGGCCGCAACAGCATCGTTACCGTGTCCGCGTCCGGGATCAGCCGCCGCGGCCGGCAGGGCAACACCCCGTCGCAGTCGCCGATCTACCGCTCCACCCTCGCCGCCCGGCCGGTCATGTACGCGCCGATGGAGGAGGAGGTCGGCGCGACCACGATCACGGTTCTCAACGCCGACGGCACCGCCATCGCCAACGCAGTGTTCGGCGGCAACGCCGACCCGGGAACGGCCGACACCACACTGCTCGGCTCGAAGACCGGGGCCAAGCTGCTGGCCACGTCCTACCTGAACATGAACCCGGAGAAGTCGCCGGCGACCGCCAAGTTCACCAACCACTGGCAGATCGACTGGTTCATGTACTTCCCCAGCGAGCCTGCCGCAGAGACGATCGTCATGCGCGGCTACAGCGACTCCGCGCAGGTGCTGACCGTCGATGCCGTCTACGGCGGCGGCGTGTTCGGCATCCGGGCGTACGGCTCGGGCGGGTCGGTGGCGGGCTCCGCCATCTTCGGCGTGCCGACGTTCGGCGTACCGGGGCAGTGGACGCACTGGCGCCTGATGGCGCATGCGGCGAGCGGCGGAACGGACACCGACTACCAGGTCGTGGTGTTCCCGATCAACGGGGCCGGCTCGTTCGCCCCGCTCACCGTGGCCAGCGCCGTGCCGGGCAACAACCGCGGCGCCGGCATCCTGCCGCAGGCCGGCCTCGCCGGCGTCAGCATGGCGCATTGGGCGATCTACAACCGGTACAACTACTCCGCCGTCGACTCCTCCGCCGACGGATACACCGGCGAGAGCGCCAGCACTCGCATCACCCGCATCTGCCGAGAGGAGCGCATCCCGCTGGCCTTGACCGGCTCCAGCGCGGTGACGATGGGCCCGCAGCCGATCAGCACCGCGCCGGCCGTGCTCCGCGAATGCGAGGCCGCCGACGGCGGTGTGCTCTACGACGGCCGTTCCGCCGGCTACACCTACGTCTCGCACAGCTCCCGCTACAACCAGACCGCCGCACTCACTCTGGACGCCTCTGTCCGTGAGGTGACCGGATCGCCGGACACCTACGACGACGACCAGCGCCGCCTCAACCGGGCGACGATCTCGCGCAGCGGCGGCGGAAGCGCCACCCTCGAGCAGGTCGCGGGGCCGCTCGGCTCCGCCGCGATCGGACTCTACGACACGTCCCGTTCGATGAACATCGAGCGCGACGACCAGCTGTACCAGCAGGCGGCGTGGCTGGTGCACCTCGGCCAGGCCGACGGGTTCCGGCATCCGCGCCTGTCCCTCGATCTGGTCGGGACGGCAGCGCTGACCGGGTCGACGTCGGTCGCGACCGAGTGGCTCGCCTCCGCCGTCGCCTCCCGCATCGACGTCACCAACACCCGGACGAAGGCCCCGACCCGGCCGCCCGGAGATGTGCGTCTGCTGCTCGAGGGCTGGTCGGAGACGCTCGGTCCGAAGGTGTGGACCGTTGCGGCGAACTGCTCCAACTACGAGCCCTGGGCCGTCGGGGCGCTCAAGACGGGCACGCCGGAGGCGTACCTCGACTGCGGCGCCTCCGTACTCGTGTCCGCGCCCACCTCCGGGTCCACGACGATCGACGTAGGCGTCAACGACAGCTGCAACTGGACCCACGGCGACGGCGACTACTTCATCTCCGTCGGCGGCGAGGACATGAAGGTCACCGCAGCCGGCGCGCTGACGTCGTCGGCGCCGACATTCATCGCCGCCGGCACCGCGGCGAGCGCCGACGGGGCCAGCACCCGCACCGTCACCCCCGGCCTGCCGGCCGGCATGTCGGCGGGCAACCTCATGCTGCTGCTCGCCAGCTGCCGGGACACCAACAGCGATCCCAACCTGTACCTGTCCGGGGTGTCGGTCCAGGACGGCCCGACGGCCAAGGGCTGGCAGCTGCTCCTCGACGCCCGGAACGTGGCACTGTTCGCGAAGGTCCACAGTGGATCGGAGACCGCGCCGACGGTCAACATCGACTCGACGATCTTCGGGGACAGCATCGTCGCGCAGATGTGCGCCTTCAGCGGCAAATGGGGCGACCCGGAGACGCAGCTGATCGCCGCAGCGTCCACGCTCAACGGCTCCGCCCAGGACATCTCCTACCCGGCCCTGCCGGTGCCGCTCGGGTCGGTCCTCATCATCTGGATGGGCTGGAAGGCCGACGACTGGACATCCGTCGCCACCCTCGGCGGGGTCACCGAGATCGGGGAACCCGACACCGTCCTCGGCAACGACGCTGGCATCGTCTGGGACTACAACACCAGCGTCGGCGCGCCGACCGTCGGCGCCGGTTCGTTCGTGGTCACCGGTGGTTCGACGGCGATCTCCCGCGGCGCCGTCGTCGCGCTGTGCACCGGCTATCAGACCCTCACCGTCACCCGCGCCCAGAACGGCACTGTCGCCAAGGCCCACATCCTCGGCGAGCAGGTGCTGTCGACCCAGCCGCTCCTGCCGAGCAGAGACTAGGAGGGCGATCCGGTGACGACCTTTTCTGCCGGCCAGCGGGTACCCGCGTCCGATCTGAACAAGGATGCCCAAGCGCTGTCCGCGCTGACCAGCGCTGGCACCACCACGTCGGCCAGCTACGCGAACATGCCTGCCACGTCGAGCATCGCCGTCACGAAGTCGAGCGCCACGTCGAGGCTGCGGATCGAGTTCTCCTGCAGCTCGTTCGCGACGGTCGCGGTCAACACCATCACGAGCTTCGCCGTGCAGGTCAACTCGGTGGACTACGACATCTCGCGCTTCTACTTCAACAACACCAGCGAGCACCACGCGTGCCCGACCGGTGTGGTGTACGTCTCCGGGCTGGCTGCCGGCGCGTGGACGGTCCAGGCGCGGTGGAAACGGACCAGCGCCAGCGGCACATGCGGCCTCGACGCCAACGACTGGATCACCGTCGACGTCATGGAGGTGCTGTAGTGGCCGACATCCGCGTGCCCTACCGGGCATACTCGCCGCCCGACCCGGCGACCGGGGAGTTCAAGCACCTGCTGTCCTACGGGGCCGGGGAGGTCGACGTCATCGAGGGCGCCGACCCGGACACGGTGCTCGCCGTGATCGAGGCGGCCGTCAACAAGCAGGGCCACGCCGAGCCGGGCAAGCAGGTCCGCATCGAGACGGAGATCGACGGCACACCCTGGTCGCACACCTACGACGCACCGGAGGCCTGATGCCCACCTGGCACACCGGGGCGGCGTGGCGGGTCGTCAACTCGCTCAACAAGCTGAACGAGCAGATCCGGGCCTATGCGCCGCGAGCGCTTCCGCCGGCGACCAGCGCCGACGCGTGGGGGTCGATCGCCGACAACGCGCACAGCACGAGCTCCGACCACTACCCGCACTACTACGCCGCGCTCGGCAGCACCGCGGTGGTGTGCGCCCGGGACTTCCCGCACGCGCCCGGGCTCGGCCTGGACGGCGGGGTTGTCACCGAACACCTGCGCCAGTCCCGCGACCCGCGGCTGCAGTACGTCATCTTCAACCGGCGGATCACCGGGCGGAACTACGCCAACGAAGACGGCGAGTGGATCTGGCACAACTACACCGGCGACGACCCGCACAACACCCACTTCCACGTGTCCGGTGTGCACGGCACGGTCGCCGACTCCGTCGCCGCGTGGTCCCTGCCCGGCGGCGTCAGCGCCGCCTCGATCCCGGAAGGCTCCGACATGCCCATCGTCGTGAAGTTCAGCGACAACGCCGCCACGTTCCTCAGCGACGGCATCACCTCGCGGTGGCTGCCGGACGGCGCGTCCGTCGGCTTCATCCTGGCCCTGGCGAAGAACGGCTGGTTCGACCTCGGCAACGTGAAGAAGGACCCGGTCAACCCGCAGGTCTGCGTGCTCGGCCCGGAGCAGAAGGGCGGGGTGCTCGGCCGGATCGTCGGCCCCGTCCCGGCCGGCTACGAGGCGTACGCGGACGACCCGCTCGACCCGGCCACGTTCGCCGCCGCCGTCGTCGCGGCGCTCCCGGCCGGCTCGACGGACGGTGCGGTGGTCGAGGCGGCAGTGCTGAGGGTGCTGCAGTCGATCGCCGGTCAGGCCGCGCTCGTCCAGGCTGCGAACACCGCCGAAGATTCCTGACCGGATGACCCGGCCGCTGGTCGTCCTCAGCGGAAGGCACCGCCCGCACGAGCTGCTGCTGCTGGCCGTGTCTCTGGTCACCGGTGTCGCCTACACCATCGGCGCGCCACCACCGCAGTCGATCGCGGCGCTCCTGCCTGCCTGGGCGTTGCACGTCTGGTCTGCCGGCCTGGCCGTGTCCGGGGTGGTCGGGCTGGTCGGGGCGCTGACGAGGCGGTCGTGGTCGCTGGGGGTCGAGCAGGCCGGGATGCTCATCGGCGCCGGCGCGCTCATCTGGTACACGGCTGCGCTGACCACGCTCGGCCTGCCGGCCTTGTTCGCCGGGACGATCTGCGCCGGCTGGGCTGCCGCCAACATCGTGCGGGCGCTGCAGATCCGCCGGGATATGAGGGGAGCCCGGTGAGCGGGTGGCTGACGACGCTCGTCACGATCGCATCACTGCTGTTCGGTGGCGGCGGCCTGGCCGTCCTCGTCAACGCGATCACCGGCCGGAAGGGCCGCAAGGCCGAGGTCGCCGACCGGCTCAGCGACTCCAGCCTGAAATGGGTCCAGGAGTTCCAAGAGGAGACCCAGCACCAGCGGACCGAGGCCGCCGAAGCACGCCGGGAAGCGGCGGAGGCGCGACGCGAGGTCGCTCAGGTCCGCCTGGAGCTCGCCAACGTCCGCCGTGAGGCCGAGGCGCTGGCCATCGACCTGCGGAACCTGCGCGGCGCGATCATGTCGCCGACCGCGACGCTCGACCGGCTCCGCGCGATGGTCGGCGGCGAGAGCTTCAACGGCCGGTCCTAGCCGGCCACGAACTCCCGGCCGCGGCGCACGACCAGCTGACCGCACGCACACCGCCACGACTGCGGCTCACCGATCCGGATCCCCCACCGGAACGGGTGGCCGGCAGGGCAGTCGACCGGGTCGAGCAGCCGGATCTCCGTCTGCCTGCCCGTCCACCGGTGGCCGTCCGGTGGCGCTAGTCGATCCATCCCTCGCACGTTACCCGAACACCTGTACGAGCGGGAGGTGTTGTGCACGTTCTGCAGGACGGCCGCTGCGTCACCTGCGCTCCGGTCGAGCACGAGCTCGTCGACGGGCTGTGCACCACCTGCCCGACGCGGACGGTCGCCCGCTTCGACCCGACCGAACCCCGCGACCCGCACTCGGGGAAGTGGACGGACGGCCCGGGCGGCGCGGCAGCGGGAGCGCTCAAGGACGCCCTGAAGCTGGCGGGGAAGATCGACCTCGACCACGACGAGCAGCTGATCGGCTCGTCGAAGGTCGACGGCGACACCGGCGGCATCCGCATGGCGCTCACCGAGCAGGACGGCAAGCGGATGCTGCGGCTCGGACTCGGCGTGGAGGGCTACGGGCAGCGAAACCGCGATGAAGGTATCGCGGCGTGGGACGGCAACCCGACCCGCGCATCGCTGTCCGCCGCCGACCGGGAACGGCTCAACACCGAGGAGAACGCGCTCGACGACGAGTACGACTCGGCGAGCCCATCCCGGCAGGAAGCAATCACCAACCGGCTCGCCGACATCCGCGAGCAGCTGGCCGACGAAGGGTTCAACGGCACCGCGAAGATCGACGAGTACAGCATGGGCCGCCTTGCCGACCGGATCCGTCCCGCCCTCGACGAGGCGGTCGAGCGGGCGAAGGCCGAGAACAAGGCGTGGGATGCGGTCGAGGGCGGCAGCACCGATCCCCGGCTGGTTGAGCTCGCAGGCCGGACCGAGTCGATCACCTTCACCGACGGCATCGTCCCCGGCTCGGCGTGGGGCGACGTGCACTACGCCGTCGAGCTTGACGACCCGTCCGTCGGCGCGCAGGTCTACCTCGGCGTCAAGCCGAAGGACGCCCCCGACGGCTGGGGCGAAGACCTGGACTGGAAGGGCCGGTTCGACCCCGCCGAGACCCGGAAGTTCCTCCGGCTGCTCGATCAGTACAGAAAGTCCTGACCTCCAAGGAGGAGAGCCATGAGCAAAATCCGTAAGGCCGTCACGGCGTTCTTCACCGCGGCGGGTGGCGCGGTCGTGGCCGGCGTGGTGACCAACGGCCTGCCCGCCGACGCCGCCGGCTGGCTCGCGCTCGTCGGCACCGCCGCCGGCGTCGGCCTGGCCGCCGCCTACGCGGTGTGGAGGGTGCCGAACGCTCCCGCGGTCACCCCGCCGTCGAGCGATCCGGTGCGCCGCACCTACTGACCGTGTCCCCGGCTACCTGACCCTCGTTATCCCTGGTGCTGAGGTCCGGGGTTCGCGCCCCGAAGCGCCCGCATCTGCCTCTCCGGAGGCGGATGCGGGCGCTTCTTCGTGTTGGATGGCCCGGACGATCTCCGAGTAGAGCACCCCGGCCCGGCAGTGGTCCCGGTCGCCGCACGCGCGGCCGTAGCGGTGGACGAGGTCCATCACGATCCTGGTGTCGTACACGACCTACCAGATACCCACCTCAGGCCTCGGTCAGTCCGAGATCCTCCGGGTAGTACAGCGGGGTCCGCGGGTCGAGGTGCGCGGCAGGCTCGATGCCGCGCCGGCTGATCCTCGCGCGCAGCCCGCCATCGGTCAGCCCGAGCCGGGGGGCCGCCTGCCCGGTGGTGAGGACCAGGCGGCCGTCGAGCCGGATCTCGATCACGCCATCTCCAGGGTGAGGACCGCGTCGTCGAGGGCCTCGTCGGGGTCGTTGTGGTCACCGGCGGTGGCGGCGATCCAGGTCTTCAGTTCCGCGATCAGGTCGGCCCGGACGGCGTTGCGGAGGTCGGTCATCGCTTGCTCGGTCGCTGTCATGCCTCAAGTATGCAACGCGTGCGCACGCGTTGCAAGGGGGTCACCCGATCGAGTGACACAACTCCTCCAGCAACTCCAGCGCAGCCGCCTTGTCCGGCACCGGCTGTGGCTGCCCACCCCGCACCCGCACGATCCAGTCCCGCTCCCGGCTGGTGCGCTCGAACGCGAGCGCCTCGAGCCGGCCGAGTCCCACCAGCGCGGACTCGGCCCGCAGCTCGAGGCGGTGGCCGAGGTCGGTCAGGATCACGTCGGGATCGTCACCGAGATGCCTCCGGAGAATGCCGAGTCGTGCAGCTCGACGCTCGCGAGCTTCGCCGTCTTCGGGATGTCGAACACCAGCACTCCCGTGGCGGTGTTGCCGGGATTGATCTCGTTGAAGAGCGTGTTCGCGTCCTTGTTGACATAGATCTCTGCCGTCGGGTCCGAGTCGTACTTCGTGCCGTCGGCACCGCGGGCGTGCTGGTCGCCGGAGTCGAACGTCTGCGCCTTGGTGCCGATGTTCTTCACCGAGACGGTGACGAGGCAGAACTGACCCTGCGCCGCCTTGCCGAGCGTGGCGGTGCCGACCTGGGCGTTGCGGCAGCTGGCCGACTTCACCACGAACTCGAACTTGCCATCGCGGGCCGGCGTGTCCATGGCGACGGTCGCCTGCGGCTTGCTCGCGCTCTTGCCGATCTTCGCTGCTACCAGCACCCCGCCGCCGCACAGCACGATCATCGCGCACAGCACGATGGCGAGCACCAGTCCGGTCTTCGACTTCTTCTTCGGCGGCGGACCGTACTGCTGGGGTGGGTACTGGGGCGCGTACTGCTGAGGCGGAGGGCTGACCGGGTACGCGCCGGGCTGCGGGTAGCTGTGCCGGCCGGTCTCGTCGGGATGCATGAGGGTGTCCTGTCCGATGCGGGGGAAGACGCAGGGGTAGATGCCTATTCGGCGCTCGTAGATACAGGGTGGCAAGGAAGTCGCCCGCCCGGGCGAACCCGAACGGGCGACAGAGTGTGATGATCGGTCACGAGAGGACGCCGTGCGACTGGCCGCACTGGCACCAGGGGACGAGCCGGCCGTCGTTGAGCGGGATCATCACCTGCTGGTGACCTGGCAGCCCGAGTCGCAGCTCGTGCGCCGCGGCGAGCAGCGTCGCCGCGATCTGCTCCAGCTGGTCGGCGGCGGACGCGCGGTCACCCTCGGCGCTGACGGTGACCGCACGTCCCTCGTCCTCAAGCTCGACGACCGGGACGTCATCGAGGTGGAGGAGCCGCCCCCGGAGCAGGCTGCGCGTGGACAAGTTGACCTCGGCCGGCTTCGCGGCGATCACGGCGAGGTCCTCCGGTCCACTCGGTGCGCTGGCCATCGTCCACTCCAGGTGAAGGTTGTGCCGAGTGCCGACGTACGCAGCGCCGACACCCGGGCTGTGGGGACGCGGCGCCTTGCGAGACAGAACCGACCGTGCGCCGCGTCCAGCTTCTGGGGGGCGCCCGGCCGGCGGAGGCCGTCGGCCGGGCTGGGCGGAGTCGCGTCCCCGGCGAAGAGGCTCGCGCATGCCGGCCCGTGAGCGCGGTGACCCGAATTTTGCGGACCCGGGGGGAGGCGCTCGTCGATGAACCTAAGGCATCATGAGGCCCTAGGCAACACTTGGGACACCTAGATGCCACTTGGGGTTGAGGGTATGGCACAGACCGTGATCGAATTGGGGCGCGGACCCGAGGGGATAACTGTGCCCAATACACCCAGTCTGCCGCCATCGAAGCGGCAGCAGATCATCGACGACATCATCGAGAATGTGCGGACCGGCCGGCTGAAGCCGGGCGAGGCGATCCCGAGTGCGTCGCAGTTGATGGAGAAGTACGTCGTTTCGATCACGCCGGTGCGGCAGGCGATCGACCACCTGAAGACGCGGGAGCTGCTCGTCGGCGCGGCCGGCCGGGCGGTGTACGTGGCGTCGCCGCTGCCGGAGTGGATCCGGAAGTCTTGACTCACACATGACTCACGGCCCGGCAGAATCTGCCGGGCCGTGCGGTGTTTTGGCTGGTGGGCGATACTGGGATCGAACCAGTGACCTCTTCGGTGTGAACGATTCGAGGGCGGCTCCGCTGACCTGCAGCGATGCGCCGATCGGCGGACTGACCTGCGTATCTGCGTTGCACTGCATTCCGCTGCATTCCACTGGATTGCAAGATCGTGACTCATGGGTGACTCATGCGGCCCTGCCTCGCCCGGTCGCCCGCCTCCTGTGCCTGCCTGGCCAGACCGCGCGCCGCCCGGGCCCGCTCGAAGCGGTCCTCGCTCGCGTGCAGATACCGCTGCACGCTGCCGAGCCGGGCGTGGCCCATCAGCTCCATGATCTCGTGCGGCGGCACGCCCGCCTCGCCGAGCCGGGTGCCGAACGTGTGCCGCAGGTCGTGCGGCGTCGGCTGCGGATCGGCGAGCAGCGGCTCGGTCGCCAGGATCTTCCGCCGCGGCCCGCGCTGCGTCACCACCGTCAGCGCGGGCAGCCAGATCCGGTCCCGCCAATTGTCGTACCGCAGCGGCCCGCCCTCCAGCGCGGTGAAGACCAGCGCCTTCGGCGGGACGGTCAGCACGTGCGCGCGGAACCGCGGCCACAGCTCGTCGCCGACCGCGACCGGCCGCACCCCCGCCGGCGACTTCGGATACGGCCGCACCGTGCCGTCCTTCTCCATCACCGGCCCGATCTGGATGAGGGCGCGCCGCAGGTCGACGTGCTCGCGGTCGATGGCCGCGGCCTCCTCCCACCGCAGCCCGGTATCCAGCAGCAGCTCCACGAACAGCCGCCCGTCGACCCGGTCGCCGAAGCGGGTCTGGAACGCCGAGAGGAGCAGATCCTCCTCGGCGAAGGTGAGTACCCGGTCGTGGTGTGCGGGCCGGCGCGGGGTCTTCACCCCCGACGCCGGGTTGACCCGGATGATCCGCGCGTCCACCGCCAGGTCGAGCAGGCTCCGCAGCACCCCGACCGCACCCTCGATGGTGGCCGCGCCGACCTTGTTCGCCTCCATCGTGGTGACCCACTTCGTCACGTCCGGCCGCAGGATGCCGCCCACCTTCCACCGCCCCCAGTACGGCTCGACGTGCACCCGCCAGTGCGACGCGTCCCGCTTGCGTGACGCCTTCTCCAGCCGGCGGGCGCCGTCGAAGCGCTCGTAGAGCGCGCCGACGGTCGCCTCACCCTCCCGCGGGTCGATCCAGTCACCGCGCCGCACCGAGGCGACCTGGTCGTCGGCCCATGCCTGCGCCAGCGACTGCAGCGGGAACGTCTCGGTGATCCGCAGCCCGGCGGGGGAGCGGATCGTCGCCGCCCACTTCTTCGACGGCAACTGCCGCACCCACCCGGCCATCAGTCGTCCGTGCTCGTCACGGTCCGGATGTTGCGCACCCTCGCGGTCCCGACCGCGGCCTGCGCCTGCTGGATCATCCCGCCGCGGTAGGCCCGGCCGACGGCCGAGTCGAGCTGGGTCCGCATGACCTCGCCGGTGACGATCTCCCGCAGCATCGCGCTGGACCGTGCGACGCTGGCCGCGGCGACGTCGTGGAGCTTCGGGTCCAGGCGCAGCAGCAGCTCGGCGGCGACCAGCTCGACGAGTTCGGGTACCGCTTCGGTCATCGCGCGCTCGCACTCGGCCCTGATGATCGGCCGGAGTGTGTGGTCGGCGTGGTGCCGGGCGGAGCGGTCGACGACCCACGCTGCGACGGCGACGACGCCGCACGACTGGATGGCGATGAGGCACATGATGTTGACCTCGACCGGGATCTCGAACCCCCGCCGCCCGTCGGCGACCGCGACCACTGACAGGGCGAGGTAGGGCAAGACCACGAAGACGGCGATGAGACCACTGCCCCACATCACCCGCTTATACGATTTCTGCACACTTCACCTCCGAGTGGAGGTGCCGCCGGCTTTCGCCTGAGTCGGTGACACCGGTCTGACGTATGACCGCCCATGCTCATGCCCGTGTGCAATCCGTGGGAAGACCTCTCACGTTCTGTTAACTCCGTAGAGGTCGATCTCGCACCGGTCGTCACGTTTGAAACGACATCAGGCCGTACGGCGTCGCCTGGACGGCTGATCGTTCGTACCCATTCGGGCCGCCAGTCCGAGCACGAGCGTGCCGACCGCGTCGAGTACCTCGTCGGCCCGCCCCGCCGCTGCGTACGCCTCGTAGACGTCGTGCAACTGGTGGAACTCTCGTGGCCAGACGGTGAGGTCCGGCGCCTCGGTAATGTCGAGATCCTCGTGCTGGTCGAGGCCGGCTTGGACGTACAACAGCGCCGGCGGCACCCGGAGGACCGGAGCGATCTTCTTAAGGTTCGTGCGGCCCGGCTGCGTGATGCCGCGCCGCCAGTTCGAGAACTGGGTTTGGTTGACGCCCGTGAGCCGGGACAACTCGGCATAGTCCGCGATACCGGCAGCGTCCATCAGGGCGCGCAGGTACTCGCGGAACTGATCCACTGGCCAGCTTGCGGGCACGCAACCCAGGCTAGGGAATCTGGCCTCTGTGGTCACTCGCGCGTGAGCAAGTCCCATCCTTGCTGCGGGCCGGTTGTCTGGCGGATGTGTTGACATTGAAACCCCCCAATTGGTTGCTCGCACGCAAATGTAACCGCTCGGGGTGACTCGCGCAGCCTGACCGAAGGTATGACTTGCATGCATGAACACAAGTGCTAGTGTCACTTTCATGCCTGCAACCGTGAAGCTTCGGATCGACAAGTTCGACGAGCTGACCGAAGCGCGGGGCTGGCGCGACGACAAGCAACGCGCCGAGGGCCTCGGCGTCTCACAGTCGACGATCTCCCGGATCCGGAGCGGCGCATCCAACCCGGGCGGCATGTTCGTCGACCGGTGCATGGCCACGTTCGGCCCGCTCGCCTACGACCTGCTCTTCGAGCGCATCACCCACCCGGCCAAGGCCGACGCATGAGCGCGGGGGAGCGGTCCATGACCCTCGCCGAGTGGGGCCAGTCGATCGGCGTCAGCCCGACCACCGCCTGGCGGAAGGTCCGGGCCGGTGAGGTGACCGTCGTCAACGTCGGCTCCCGCGCCCGGCCGCGGCTCCGCGTCACCCCCGCCGCTGCCTCCGCCTACCTCCGTAAGCACGAGATCACCGGGAGGGCCGCATGAGCGACCTCGACCAGTTCTTCGCCGACCGCCCCGCCGAGCCCCGCACGTTCCTCGACTTGGTCGCGGAGTACGGAGCCAAGATGGCCTTCGCCGAGCGGGCGTCCGACGCCGAAGGCCGGTCTACCCGCGCCGCCGATGCCGCTGAGGTCTTCGCTGAGATCGGCCGTCGGTACCGCGCTGCTCAATCCCTGACTACGTACACGGACCGGGCAACGGTCATGGATGTTCTGGACGGTGGCACGGCATGAGCGACATCGAGCTGAGCAAGGTCGTCTTCGACGATCC